TAAGCCGGTCCTTACCTCCCCCAAAGTACTGTGTTGGACATAATATGATAGGTAAAAAGTGGGGAGAAAATGACACAGAACGGGTTGAGAAGTATAAAAAAAGGATGACCAATAAATCTAATCCGTTTTGGGGAAAACACCACACAGAAAAAACAAAAGAAAAAATTAGGCAGACCCACTTAGGCAGAAAACAATCCGAAAAAGAAAAAGAATCACATCGGCTTGCTGGTATAAAAAATAGACCCGTTGGGAAATTTCACCATAGTGAAGAAACAAAGAAAAAAATGTCCGAGAGAGCCAAAAGGGTTAACTCTATTAAAAGTATATACACAAAAACAACCAGAAGCGACGCCATAAAGAAAAAATGGGCGAACACCCCGCTTGACATTAAAGAAGAAATATTTCGGAAGGTTATAGCAGTAGGTAAGCCAAACCAGCAAGAGTTAGAATTAGACGGCATAATAAAATCTGTAACAGGAAAAGATTTTATTTTCTCGGGTAATGGTAAAATTTGGATAGAAGGCAAGTGTCCAGATTGGTTTAATGTTAACGGAAGAAAACAGGTCATTGAATTTTTTGGTGATTATTATCACGGAGAAGCCTTTACGGGAAGGACGAGAGATCAGGAAGAAGAAAGGCGGAAAGAGCATTTTAGGCGTTTTGGTTATGATTGTTTGATTATTTGGGGTCATGAATTAAAAGACAAAAACAAAGTAATGGATAGGATTAGGAATTTCTGATGTTAAATATCGTCGCCGTCATGGTCGTAAAGGATGATGCCTTTTATGTGGACATGGCTATCAAGAGCGTACTGCCCTATGTCCGAGGAATTTATATTCAGGACCAGATGTCAACGGACGGGACTTATGAAGAAATTCTAAAACTCAAAGACTATGATGCGGGGATAAATGACAGAAAGATTTTTGTTGATCGGATAGATACCGGGAACAAGAAACGCTTTGAGCCCAATTACAATGAACCCCTGTGGAGGTCGTTTGCCCTAAAGAGAGCCGAAGAGGTCTTTGATCCCGAGTGGATACTCAAAATCGATGCCGATGATTGCTTCACGCCGTACTTCTTTGAGCGCCTCAAGGGATTACTCGCCGGAGATTTCCCATTTGAAGGGGTCAGAGTATCCGGAGACCGGCCAATTTCTCAATACTATTGGGGGACCAACGGGGTCAATGAGCTTTTCATTACCCAGGAAAGCCCAGAGGGCGGGAAGTTTGGAGATCCTCACACCCAACTTTGGAGGGCAGGGAAATATTACTTTATTCCAAACCCAGCCCTTGGCGGTGGTAACTTTCACCCGGTACTTCATCCTGATCCTCAACCGGTTTATTGGTTGCCGGGCTTGTGTAACTTCCACTTGCACCGGACTTTCGGGCCGAAGTCCTATGCCTTTTGGGAAGAGGGGGGAGATGTGTTTGAGAGGAAGACGCCCTTTTATCCTCCGAAAATGGCGCCGAAGTGGTTTTACTCGGATACCAACATGGGCACGGCGGAGAAAAGAAACTTTGTTTGGCCGGAGTATATTCTCTCTAAGTGGCGGGAATTTGGCCTTTGGTGAAACATGACTGAAGAAGGAAGAAAAAGAATAGGTGAGGCTAACAAGAAAAGAGTTTGGACTTCTGAGTCCAGAAAAAAAGTTGCCCGTGCCGCTTCAGGTCGAAAACATACTGAGGAATCAAAAAGAAAAATAGGAACAGCCAATACCGGTAAGTTTAAGTCTGAAGAGGTTAGACAAAAGATGAGTAAAAATAGAAGCGGTATCCCTGTTTCAGAAGAGACAAGGCTGAAGATGTCTATCACACGTAGAGGCAGAAAAACTAACAAACCAAGTCCATTAAGGGGAAGGCATCATTCAGAAGAAACACGGAAGAGGTTGTCTATTATTAGAAGCAAGTCAATGAAAGAATGGCAGGCCGCTCATTTAAATTCTCTTATAAAAAACCCCTCTAAGCCTCAATCGGCCTTGTTCGCTTTAGTAAAAGTCCTGCGGGAAGACGCTGTAATGAATTATCCATGTGGGAGATATTCTATTGACATTGCCGTTCCATCCCTGATGGTTGCTATCGAATATGACGGATCATATTGGCACAAAGATTTAATAAAAGACCAAATACGGCAAGAAGCGTTAGAGGCAAAAGGATGGAAATTTATAAGATACAGAGACTATATCCCAAGCCCCAAAGAACTTATTCTTCATATTGAAGAAAGGAGGGCGGCATAAATTGGCGTACTCCAGTAGTGAAGGCAAGGCATTTTTTAAAGACTGGCTGAATCATGTCGGGAAGGCGCTCAACTTTCAATCCTTCTTGGACATCGGGTGTGGCGCTGGTCTGTATGGAAAGATCATCCGGGAAGTCTTTGGCCCAACTGTCCGAATAGAGGCCATTGAGATTTTCAAGGAATACATCGATCGCTTTAACCTTAAAGAAATTTATAATGAAATAGCCGTTGCCGACATTGTAAAAGTGATTGACCTAATACAAAGGGTTGACCTGATCATCGCCGGTGATGTCCTTGAACACCTGAGCAAAGAGGATGCGATACGGGTGGTCAACGGCCTAAGAAGTAAATGTCGGTTCTTGTGGGGTGCTCTGCCGCTTACCATTGGTAGGCCCTGGTCGGTCGGATACCAACAGCCAGCCAGTGAGTACGAAGTAAATCCAGCAGAGAAACATCAACACGACTGGACCGGAGAAGAGATCATTAAAGAGTTTAAGCCTCTTTTCCTTGTGCCCTACATAATGACCGGATCGTTTCTGGTGGAGGGGGATATTCGATGAACTGCAATAACCTGGAAGAAGAACTTATTTCCGAGGTGACTTCTGCTATGTTCGGACTTCCCGGGAAAGAGGAAGACCGTTGCGGGTTAAATCCTAAACCCAGGACTTTAGGGATTGGTTGGCTGCTCTATGGTTTTGTGAGGGCTACCCGGCCAAAAGTGATTCTTGAAATCGGATCAGGGGGATCAACCTACTGTCTGCTTTGGGGAATTAAACATAACGAAATGGGCCACCTTCATATCTGCGACATCTTTAATTCCGGAATTCCAACCGCCGAACTTCTTAAAGAAGAAAACGGGGAACGGATGGACCATGAAAAGGCTATATGTATCAGAACGATTAAGAAATGGGAGGGAGAGGATATCACTACCATTCATCACGAAGACAGTAGAGACCTTTTGTCGAAGTGGAATACTCCCCTTGATATGCTGATGGTGGATGGCGACCACGGCAAGGAGTTAATGGAGAACGACATTCAGTTTTTGAATTTTCTAAAGCCTGGTGGATATGGTTTCTTTCACGACTTCTATGTCAGTCCTGGTGGAGTAGGGGCGACCCTTCGGGATCTGTTAAAGAACAACGACGAATATTCGATGATGGTTGAACCGACCTGTTTCAGTATGGCCATCATTCAGAAAAAATATTCCTTTGATACGTTAAACGCTTTTGCGGCTGCCCGACTTGCCTTGGCCGATAACTCGAACGGGGCAAAGACACCGATTCATATTACCGACCCCTATGCCTGTGGGGCGATTAAACCCTGGGACGGCGAATGGTTTCCGGAAGACTTTCATAAACTTCAAGTTGATGGCTGGGTTAAGGGCGAGAAGATCATGGAGTATGAACAAAAAACAGGAACCGTAGTTCAAAGCATGCAGGAATGGGAGGAGCTATGCCTTTCGGTACAGTAGTCATTCCCTTCTCAGGTACGGCCAAGTGGGGTCAAATTCTGATTTCGTGTCTGAAGAAGTATAAGAACGAGAGAGACTTTGACGTCCTGGTCGTTGATACGACCTGCCGTCCGGTGTGGGAACTGGCCACGAAAGCTATTACCGACACCCCAATAGGTGAAGGAGTTAAGGTTGTGAAGGCCCCCGCAGATTATCAATGGCATGGTGGGGCGCTGGATCACGCCCTGTCGCTCATTGATACCCCTTACCTTTTCGGGATTGATAGCGATTGCACGATTGAGCGGGACGGCTGGCTGGATTATTACGCCTCGTTTATGAAGGACGAATATGTGGCCATGGCCGGCTGGTACTGGACGGCGATTGATGTTGAAAGGGCGGACGTGGATGATGGCCGACACTTGATCGCTTGCCACCATACCCTCTATAACACCCGAATCTTGGATCAGATACAGGCCGAAATTGATGCAAACCCGGAAACCATACTTAGTTATGGACCAGCCTACACCAAGAGATATGATCTTGACACCCATCCTTTCCTTGGAAAGTTTGTAAGGGATAAGGTTTTGGGGCCGTTCTCTGAGATTCGAGGGTATTATCACATGTACCCATTCGCTGTTGACGTTGACCACATGGGGAGTTGGGCGGATCGGAATTCGTATGAGCCGAGCCACTGGCTTTATAACCGGGCCTATTCTCAATGGGAATGTGCGAAGATGCCGGGGCATGTTGTTCTAAATCCTCCGGGGAGTCCACTCAGGGAATCCCATACCTTTGTGGGTCCCTCGGATGCGGAAGCCTACCTGAGACATTATTGGGGCGGGACGGTCAGCCACGAATACGAACTATGGCCTTGCGATACATGGAGTTGGAAGAATCCCTGCTTTGAATGGTGGATCAACCGGGAGAATATGCTTTGGGAGAAGCACGTTCCTGAAGACATAAGAAAATTAACCCTGGACCTGGGGATCGTCAAGCCCATGGACAAGGAAATCGAATATATCAGGAGCCGGGTAACGTGCTTGAATCCTTAACACCAATAAAAATTGAAACCCGAGATCAGGCCGAGGGTATGCGCTATATTAGAAATATGGGGCGTATGGGGTATTCAAGAGATAAAAGTTATATCCCTTCAGATAGACAAGATGACTGGTGGGAGAAAAACAAAGACAGTCTCGTTGCTTTTCTATTTTATGATCAAACACCACTGGAAAAACTTATAGGATATGCCGCCCTGATCCTGGCCGATGATGGGAAATATTATAACAGTTGCGGAGTCATCCCTGATTTTAGGGGGAACGGATACGGGCGGGAAATGACGAACTTTCTATTGGATCATACCGACAAAGAGGTCTGGTCAATAGCCATGAAGTCAAACCCAGCCGCTGTTAATCTCCGGGACCCCGCTTATTGGGAAATTATCTACGAGGACGAGGAAGTCATTAAATATAGGAATAGGAGGAGAGCATGAAAGAGGAAATGAAAAAATGGAAAGGAACTTGTTCCATTGATAACCCAAAGGAAGGGCATGTTACTTTTGCCCGTGATCGGGAGCAATTATTAAAGCTGGTTGGGATTGATTTTCGTATTGGAGTATTTACCCGAGGAGGGCCAAATTGGAGACTTAATTCAGAAAAGGTTAGTCTTTATGTTTCTCCATTTTTTGAATACGAATTCACCAAGTTTCACAATGAATTCTATCAATACGAGAACCTCGCTGAAAATATTTACGAAGTTGGTGTATGGGTGGAACCGTCCGTTGAAATCTCCGAAGGCCTCCACGTCTCTATCGGTCCCAATAACGAGCGAATTCAGTTGATGCACATGGGAAACGTGATCTTTGAAGAGGGTTGCCGGGTAGGACCCTTGACCTTTATTCAACGTGCCACGCTCCCCGGATGTTCAACGATAATCAAGAAAGGCGCCTTAGTGGATGGTCAATGCACTATCGGCCATAACGCCGTAATAGGTGAAAACTCCCTGGTTGCTGCCGGGTCCGTGATCGGAGCGGGTAGTGTTGTAGGCAAAAATTGCTTACTCGGTATCCACACGGTCACGAAACCCCACGTTAAGATATGCGATAGGGTAGTAACCGGGATCGGTTCGGTCGTCGTCAAGGACATTGACAAACCAGGGATTTACATGGGAAGTCCGGCGAAGTTTTACAAAGAACACCCTGACGGATGGATGTGGTGAGATGATCGTCTTAGCTCTCGGCTCCCATTTTGACGACATCGAATTTGGCCTTGGCGGTTCTTTGATCAAACATCGGGACGCCGGGGATACGATTTGGCTGGCGATAACCCATTCAGACGACGCCCTGGGTGGAGATGTTGAGGCAAGGGGAAAGGAACAACAAGAAAGCATTGAAATTTTGGGGGCCGAAAACTTCATCCCCTTTCTTCAAAAGACACCAATAGAAGACAAGGTTGGAATACTGGACAGCCTTCATGCCGACATTCTCTATTTCCCCATGGAAACGGACTATCACCAGCACCACAAGGAGACATCGACAATCGGTTTCGCCGTGGCCCGGAACCGGCACATGACGGTTTTGAAATATATAAACCAGAGTTCTCATTCCTGTTATCCGAATTATTTGAGCGTGATCGACATAGAAGAAAAGAAAAAATTGGTATCGGTTTTTAAATCGCAGAATGGCAGACAGCCGAAATTCATAGAGATCATGGAGGCCCAAAACAGATATTTTGGCTCCTTGGTTTCCGGTAGCGGTCTTTATGCCGAGGGATTTGTTTTGCATAGAATGGTTAAGTTTTAAACTTTTAAACGGAGGTGAATTGAAATGACTGTAACATTAACGGAACTTGAATTAAGAGGCAACAAGATAACTTGTATGGTCAACCAGGTAGAAAGCGGCTCCGGAATTTTCTACTACGGAACAGATAAAGGGCATGTGCATAAATACAACAACGTAAGCAAGACCGACACTACGCTGGCGGATCTTCATCAGGAGATTCTTTCGATGTCCCTGTATTCCAATACCCTTTATATTGGGCTGGCCAGCGGTGATTTTGTGAAATTAACCACGTCATAGGAAGGTGATTAATGGCTAAGGGAGAGATTGCTATGCCAACTAAAAATTACGAAGACGAATGGCGAACCGAAGAGGATCTCCGGGCATTGTGCCGAGCTAAGGCCGTGGAGAAAGATCCCGAGCGTATGAAAAAAGTCAAGGCCTTGGCCAAGAAGAAACTCGACGACAGCAAGGCCGAGGCAGAGGCGGCCCAAATGAAGGTTAATCTGGGCGAAGGTAAGGATATTTAACCTTTTTTAATTAAATTTATTACTACTGCGGTAATGGGAGGAAAAGAAGATGCCGGACAACATTGAGGAATACAAGGACATTGAAATCGCCCCGGTGGAGGAAGTCAAACCTCCGGAGGGGTACACGGCGCAGGAATGGGGAGGTCTGACCGAGGCCGAGAAGGCCGTCGCCATGGACGAAATAGCCCATCCGGAGGGCGAAAAGCCACCGGAAATGACTGATGATGCCCTGAAAGCGATAGCCGGGGAAGAAGACGAAGCCAAGAAGAAAGCCGACGAGGAAGCAGCGGCCAGCAAGGCGGACGCAGAAGCGGCAGACAAAGCGGAGGCCGAGAAGGCAACTCCACCTGAACCAGAGAAGCCCATGACCGACGAGGAACTCCTGGCCCATCGGTTCAATATCGAGTTGAAGATTGATCCTGATGAAACTGTTCCTATCCCAGATGACCTTCAGGAGAAACTCGATACCCTGGATGAGAAATTCGAGCAGGGAGATATTGACCAAAAGGAATACAACAAACAGACCAGGGAGATCGACCGGCAGGCCACGGCTCGTTTCATGGCTCAAAAGGAAGGCGAGAAGGGGGATCTGCTTTGGAATAACGAGCAAGGCCTCTTCTTGAGATCGAGGACGGAATACCTGGGAGAAAAGCAGGCTGACGGGACATTCGATAAGACGGAAAAGTCCGACATGCTTTGGGGCGCCCTGGCCGGAGTAGTAAAGAACCTCCAAGCCAAAGACCCGAACCTGAAAGGTATGAGGCTTCTCATTGAGGCCGACAAGCGGGTTAAGGCGATGTTTGCACCCAAGGAGGCCGCCCTTCCAAAGAAAGAAGAACCCCCGGCCAAGAAAGACGAAAAGCCACCAGCTAAGATGCCTGATGATTTCGTAACCCTGGGCGACATAGCGACCGCTGGCAAGAACACGACCGATGGAACCTTTGATCAGCTTGATAAGCTGAGCGGCAAGAGAACCGAGGAGTACATGAAAAAGCATCCGGAGTTAGTTGACCGGTATATCGACGACTTAAGGTAGTCAAATGTCACTCATAAAAGAAATAAGGGCCGGGGATCGGTTGCTGTTTGATTGTGAGAATATGGCCCCAGAAGGAAGTAAGGTTATTAACATGAAGCTGACCGAGACGATTGGACGAAAGGCTGTTTTAGATATTACTGCTGACCGATCTATCCCGATCAAACATTTTAGAAACAACCAAGAGAGAGTTAAGGGAAGTGGATCCCAACTCAAAAAATTCAAATAGGCCAGGACGGCCAAAAGGAGGCACATTATGGCTCAGACCATAGTTGGATCGAACGATGCCAAGGCCGTCAAGCGGTTTTCCGTTGGCCTGGCAGTTGACACAGCCCGTAAAGGGCATTGGACCCGTAAGTGGATGGGAGAGGGCGATAAAGCGACCAGACCAATTTGGAAGTTCAACGACCTCGAACAGCTTAAGGGCGAGCAGTTAACCTTTGACATCAATATGCAGCTCAATGGAGCGCCGATTGAAGGCGACGACGAAGCCAGGGGTAAGGGCGAAAAGCTCGTATTCTATACCGGCAACGTCTATCTGGATCAAATGAGGAAGCCGGTAAGCCGCGGGGGTCGTATGACCCAGAAGCGGACCGTGCACGACCTCCGGAAACTCGCAAGGGCGAGAAGTTCCGATTGGTGGGGCCGGGCGTTTGACCAGATCATTTTCGCCTATCTCTCCGGATCCCGAGGGGTCAATACCGATTGGGTGTTGTCTTCAACCTGGAGCAGCCGGGCCAACAACAGCCTGGTTGCCCCGGATTCAAGTCATATCGTCTATGGTGGCGTGGCCACCGCAAAGACCGATATGACCACAACGGACACCATGAGCACCCTTCCCATCGACAAGGCGGTTGCTTACGCCAAGATGATGGGCGGTGGAGGCCCGGTCTATTCAGAAGTCCCCCAGATTCAACCCATCGACTTGGACGGCGAGGAAGTTTTCTTGTGCGTTATGAGCCCCTATCAGGCTTTTAACCTCCGCCGGAACACGACCTCAATGGATTGGGCGGACATTCAGAAAGCCATGGCCATGAGCTCAGGTAAGGACAACGAGTTTATGAAAGGCGGCCTGGGGATGTGGAATCGAGTAGTTTTACAAGAACATTCCAACGTGGTCACCTTCTCGGACTATGGCGCTTCTACTAACGTAGCAGCGGCCCGAGCCCTGTTCTGTGGTATTCAGGGCGGGGTTATCATCCAGGGTCAACCCGGCGCCGAGATGTCCTTCACCTGGGTAGAGGAAGAATATGATGGCGGGAACCAGCTCGACATCTATACCTCGACCATCTGGGGCTTTGTGAAAACGACCTTTAACGGCTACGACTTTGGCATAATGGCGATTGATACCGCCGCCACCAGGCCGTAAGCGAAGATAAGAAAGGAGGTATAAAACCATGACGAATACTCTTAGTGTTGCTGGGGACCTCTACACCAAGCCCCCATTGAACGCCCTGGGTGGTGCCCGTTTGTCCTGGCGGAAGATTGCCATAGCCACAACGGACTTGATCAGCACTCAACTCATCGCCCTGAACGTCCTGCCTGCCGGTCACCGGCTGGTGGAGGCTTTTCTGGAAGTTACCGCTATGGACTCAGGATCAAACCTGACCATCTCCGTGGGTATCCTGAATACCTATTATGGTGAAGCGGCCGCCGGAGTTGTCGGGGTAAGATTGACCCAGCCCACATCGGCTGCTCAGGCTGCCGCTGCCTATTCGAGCGGCGGAGCGACAGACACCAACACCGATCCTCGACTGGTGTCGGGGCAAAACCTCATTACGTCCTCAACTCTTGGACGAACGGGAGCGCCTGGACGGATCAATCTCAACGGCGCCCTCAATCCATCCTATGCTATTGGGGTGGACAAAAACCTGGACCGTATTGTTGCGGTTCAATTTCCCGTCGTTCCTTCGGGAGCGGTGGCCGGAACCCTGATTCTTGGTCTTTTGATCGACCGGGATCAGGAATAGGAATGAATCTTTAAGGATAGGGGCCGGACTAAGGCCCGGCCCCTTGTTTAAAATCAGGAGGTAAGAGGATGCAGATCGAATGTTTAGTAGTAAGGACAGGGCTAACTATTGTCGATATCAAGGAACGCCACCTTCAATTTATGCCTATTCCGGGATCGTTGAACGGAGAGGCAACCACTTCGGTTTGTGATGTGGCCGACGACGAAGACATCAAATATTTACTGAGCTTGAAAAACTTCCGACTCTATAACCAGGAAGAGGCTTACCGAGACCTACTTAAACGCAGGAAAGAACAAAAAGAAAAATCGGGAAGATTTACGGGCTTCTCAATAGAAAAGCTCGTTATCGGAGGCCTGGACCGTGGCTATGCACTGGTGGATTATCGGAAGCTGGCGCCTTTGTTTTATGGATCGGACGGACAATGGACGCAGGATTATCAAAAGGCCATGCCCTTTAAAGATCAATCCTCAGCTTCGGACCAGTTGAGTCATTCCATGCCCGGCAAGTCCGAGGAGGATCGGGGTAAGTATCCCTGTAAGATCAAGGAGTGCGGGCGCAAATTTGAAACGGCCATTGAATTGGCCGAACACATAAAGGCCAAGCACAAAGAAAAAGGCGAGAAAGAAAGCAAACAATAATGTCCTACACCATCGGTAATCTCATTACTGACGTTCTCCCTCGGGTGGCTGGGTCCAATAGACAGGACCAGCCGACAGGGATAAGTATTTTCGGGGCGGCCACTTCGGTTCAGTCCTTGATCGCCAAGAACATGGTCGATCGGCACTCCGACCTCTTGGCTAAGGGAAACCTGAATGTTGCCATTCCGGCGGCCGGTTATTATGGAACCTTACCGGACGACTTTATATCCTGTGCCGAAAAGCCAAGATCGGAAGAGATTTATAGTGGATGGATGATAGGGGCCGTGGTTTCCTATGACAGCGATACGGGGTCCATGGTTATCAATATAACCGGGCAAAGCGGTAATTTCAACGATAGCGACTGGCAGATTTCAACCCTCACTCTTCCCGGGAAACCTTCTTATCTTTTGGGAACATCAGATACTCCACAGAATTCTAACCCTGGACTTAAAACCTTTATAACTCAACCGGGTTTAAGTTTTGATGCCGATGCCTATTTTATCGATCAGGGTTCACAGGTGATCATAACGTCAGGCGTTTCACTACCAGAGGGCCAGCAAAGAATTCACCGAAGATTTCAGCCAAGCTATCTCTTAGACGACCCCGAAGAAGGCCACGAAGACGGATGGTGGATGTCCTACGGATCAATATCTTTCTATGAACCTGGAATCTGGGCGATTCATCCGCGATATTACAAGATCATCGATTCGACCATTTATGTCCGTCCGAAACCCATAGCCGGGGTAAATATCACCGGTAAGTATTTTCAACTTCCCATCGCCTTCACGCAAGCGACAGATGTTATACCTTGGAATGGAAAGTTTGACGAGCTTTTTCGGGAGGGTGTTGTCTTAATTCTTACGAAAGGTTTGCCGACTCCGATGGCCGATCCTGCTTTTGCGGTTTTATTTAATCAGGAATTCAGTACGGTCATTAATTCTCGGGGCCGGATATTACCGGCGAACAGAACAAGAACCAGTCAATTTATGTAAGGGAGGTTATGCGATGCCGATTTTAGATGGTGGGGATCCCTGGGGCCTTCCTGCGGGAGAGATAGGCGTTCTCGATGGCGGTTCACCTACCGGATTACCGACTAGATTCAGGGATATTATTGACGGTGGCGGACCTACCGGCCTTCCTTATCGCAACGATACCGAGACGGTTCTTTACCTGGCCGCAAGGGAAATTCAAGACGTAACCGGACGAAGGTGGGACAAAATCGATGTCCTGCTCCCCTATATGAATGAGGGAATTCTTGAAATTATAAACCTAAAACCGGATGCCTTTGTTGTTACCCACGACATCGCCCTTAATGAAGGACCTGTTCAGAAGTTTCCAGACGAGATGATTCAGTTTATTGATTTCGTCTGTAATGTTTCTGATGCTGGAGTAATAGGCTTAGAGATAAGGGGAGTTATAAAAGAATTTTTAGATCAGATGGTCCCCGGCTGGATGGCTTCGACACCGGGCGATACGGTCGTTTTTGGTGTTGTTGATCGCCGGGATCCTAAGAGTTTTTACATCTATCCCCCACAGCCAGCGGAGACGACCAGATTAATCAGGGCTAAAATAACTAAGCAACCCGACCAGATCGAAACCGTGCAGCACGAACTTATTGACCTCCCCATGGACCCCTCTTATCAGCCGGCTTTAGTTGATTACATCACTTATCGGGTGCTTTCAGAAGAGACAACCGTTCCCGGTGCCGTAGCCAAAGGAACGACATTCTATAATAAATTCCTTCAAGACTTAGGCCTTAAATCTCAAACCGACAAACAAATTCAGTCAGAGGGTGCTTAAGTGAGTAAATTGTCCATAGAACAATTCGGTGGTCTTGCACCAAAAATTCTTGACCCTGCCCTGCTTCCTCCTAATAAAAGTCAGGTGGCGCAGAACTGCCGGTTTGATAAAGGCGGGATCACCCCGCTCACAAAAGACACCTTTGTTTATAAACCGACAATACCGGCTGGGCCGATCCTTTCCATCTATCCCTATAAATATAAGGGAACGACCTACTTCTTTGCTTTTGTAAATGACGTTGATGTTGCCCTGGGACCGATAGCCAACGACCAATATAATCGGGCTTATTATACTGAAGGTGGAGTTTTAAAGGTAACCGACAACGCCCTTTTTAATGCTGGCGGAACCGCTTACCCCATGTCCTATAAATTACCTTCTCCCCCGGCCCCCACGAATGCCATGACGGTTACGGCGACCCCTTCGGGGACCGATCCGACCCTGCAAGAGTCAAGGTTTTACGTCTATACCTATGTCAATAGTTATGGGTCTGAAAGTCCTCCCTCTCCAATATCAAACGAGATTGTTGTTTGGGATGGTAACGAGGTTGATTGTGCGGGCATGGACACCGGACCATCAGACCCTCTTTACGATATTACTAAAAAAAGAATTTACCGTGTTAACCAGGGGGCAGGGGCTTCGGCTTATTATCAGTTTGTGGCCGAAATAGATGTGGCCGACGCCACCTTTGCCGACAGCGTTTATGATGCTTCGTTGGGCGAACCCCTTCCCTCTGCCGAATGGGATGGAGCTCCGGCCGGCATGACCGGTCTTATCGCCCTTCCCAACGCCACCTTAGCGGGCTTCGTAGGCAATTTGGTTTGCTTCTCGGTCCCTCAATATCCCCATGCTTGGCCAGCGGGTTGGCAAAAGCCTATTGAATGGCCCATTGTAGGCCTTGGATCATTCGGGATTACTCTTGCGGTTCTCACTGAAGGACAGCCATACGCCATGATCTTTACCGACCCGGCCAACGCAGTACCCGAACAGGTTCACATGGGAATGTCTTGTAGATCAAAAAGGGGAATTGTTCTTACTGGTAATGTGGTGGTGTATCCTGCCCCGGCTGGTTTGGGCGCCTTAAGCCAAAATGGACCGGACCTGATTACCAAAGACGTCATTGATAAAGATAAATGGCTGGAACTTTATCACCCGGCCACCATAAACGCCTATTACTGGCAGGCCAAATATGTGGGGTTCTATACCAAGCCCGACATGACCAAGGCCGGGTTTATGTTTGATCTAAAGACCCAGGACCTTGTGGACCTGGATTTCTCGGCAACGGCTGGTTATCACGATCCTTCTACCGGGAATCTTTACCTTCAAATAGGCGACGACATCGTTTCGTTTAATAGAGATACGGGTTTCCGTAAGCAAAAATATACCGGGAAGAGATTGGAATTTCTTCCGGCGGTTTTCGGAGTGGTCAAGGTAATGGCTAAGAAGTACCCCGTAACGGTTGATATAACTTATCCGGACATTCCCCAAACCGATTCTGTTCCGATACCATCAAGAGATGCGGTAAGGTTGGTTGATGTTGGATTGGTTGAGCAAGTCGAGGTTTCATTGGACAATACCGAAACGGAGGTCAGCGCCATATTCCTGGCGACGACCCCAGAGGAATTACCTTTATGAGTAATAAAATACCGGCCATCGGATCGATTAAAACTTTTCAGGACGCTCAAAGGGCTCTGAATGGAATAAGGTCCTGGCTGGTCGAAAACCCGGCCTTAGCCCAACTGTCTTCGGTGCGGGGCCTTGTCTATGTGGACGAAAACGGGAATATATCTTCAAAATCTCCCGGGGTGGATATTCAAGAGGTTGGCGGTCTTGATGTTACAACAAGCGGCAAGACCGTTGATTCAACAAAGTCTTATAAAATAACCGTTAAAGGAACCACAATCAAACTGGCGGTTCTTTCTTAAGGAGGCATATCATGGCGATTGAATACGCAATAATCCAAGTTAGAAGGGGAACCGCAGCCCAATGGTATGCAGCCAATCCCTTACTTTCGGTCGGTGAGATAGGTCTTGAAACCGACACTTTGAAATATAAGATCGGAGATGGATCAACCTACTGGAATAATCTTGGGTATTCCCCAGCGACAATTCAATTTAAAAAGATGTCCTCTGCAACCTGGGTCACAATCAACCCTATCCTGTCGGCAGGGGAACCCGGCTTTGAAACCGATACCGGGAAATTTAAGATTGGTGATGGTTTGTCGGCATGGGCCTCCTTGTCTTATTATGCTTCCGGGGGCGGGGGAAGCGGAGGAGAATCTACCAGTGGAATAGGTCCCCAATTAAACCTTAAGAGTACCGGAGCGGCCTCGACCGGAACCGGGAAAGATCAGATCCTTCTTGGTTCTGATTTTGCCGGGGGAATACCACTCCTAAAGGTTAGAGTTTATTCGGACGTTGCTCCGACCGGAGCGGATCTGATCATTGACCTCTATCGAAACGGGACAAGTATTTGGACAGCTACCCCGGCCAATCGAGCTAAGGTTGTTGCCGGTGCAAAATATGGAACACAGACCTCTTTTGACACGACCCTATTTTACGAGGGAGACGTCATCTCTCTTGGTATATCTCAAATCGGAAGCGGAACTCCTGGGGGGAATAACCTCACGATCGTTATGGACTTTAATTGGGGAGCCGTTGTTTTGGCCCCGCCTCACGCCATAAGGTTCTTGCTTCAGGGTAATTCGGCGGTCGGTACGAAGGTTGCTCAGTGCCTAATGGATCAGGCCAAGGATTACACCAATATTATCGCCTATGTTGATACTGCTCCGACTGGTGCTTCTTTAATTTTCTACATCAACAAAAACGGGGTATTGGTGGCAACGGGGACCATAATCGCCGGTTCAAACGTTATAACCGGGCTTACCTGGGCTTCGGGGTCGGGGTTCTCGGTAGCTCAGGGAGATCGGGTATCGGTGGATATTCATCAGGTGGGAAGTGTGATCCCGGGCGGTAATGATTTAATGATAACCATTTCATAAGGATCATAAATTAATGTCAACATATACGGGCGGAGATAAAGCAGGGGCCGATATAACCCTGGCGAACAACGACATCATTTCTGGTGTCTGGACCAATATTGGCAGTTTAGTTATTCCTTTAGGGGCCACGGTTAAAGTAGCACCCTATACTGGAACGCCCGGTAACGAAACGGCGCTCGATGGTTATATTGATATAACGGCCAAAAATATCCTTATTGCTGGAATCCTCGATGCTTCCGGAAAGGGTTATGGAGGCGGAGGCGGAGGCGGAGGCGGTGCCGGTAACTTTCAAACTACCCAAGCCAATGGCGGAGCCGGAATTGGCGGCGGACATGATGGGAACCCAGCCGCTGCGGGCGGATCGGAATTCCCAAATGGTGGTCATGGAGGCCTTGGCGGTGGTACTAATGGCGGGGCTTACGGTGCAGGAGCCGCTTTCGTTTCCAATCAGGCGGGAGCCAACGGCTCCCCCGGATTAAAAGGAGGGTATAAGGGAACAGGGATTAACGGCGATAGTTCAATAGATGAAAGTATGCTTAAGGGAGGCGGAGGCGGAGGCGCTGGGGCCGGTGCTGGTGGAGAAGTAATTTTATATACTGCGGTTGGATCAGGAGGCGGAGGCGGCGGCGCCGGAAACCCCGGTGGAGGATATGTTAAATTACACGCCCATGATTCCCTTGTTATTACGGGCTCGGTTTTAGCCAAGGGTCTTTCGGCCTCAGAGGGCAATGGTGTGGCAGGAGTAGCGGCCAGTGGTATAACTCTGGGAAACGGCGGAGACGGGGGAGCGGCCAATACTTCCGGAAACAGCGCTGGAGGGATTGGTGCAACCGGCTACGGCGGTACAAACAGCGGTGGAAGTGGCGGCCTTGGGGGTCCAGGTTCGGGAGGCGGAGTTCTTCTTAAGTGTTATAGCTCCTTTGGGATTATCGTCTCGGGAACAATCGATACCCGCGGAGGCGGAAGCGACATGGTCAATGCTGGAAGCCTGAAATGCTTTTATCAATCAGGACGTATAAATTTTACTGGGGCAACCCTCCATACAAACTATAACGATCTTGGAAATTCAGTGGCCGCGGTCGGGACAATAACATCAGACAATACCAATGTTGCCGATGGGGCTACCGTTACCATAGACGCCAAGACCTACACCTTTAAAACAACCCTTACTCCCACAGAGGGGCAAGTCCATATCGGAACAAATGCAGACGCTTCCCTTTTAAATCTGATTCGGGCCATCAACCATACCGGTACACCGAATACCGACTATAAATGTGCCGCCGCTCATCCTACCGTGACGGCAGCATCTTCCGTTACAGATCATGCCTTTGCCATTACCGCAATAACGGCAGGAGTGGCCGGGAACAGTATTGTTTTTTCCGATACCTCGGCCCATTTATCAGAAGATGGATCGGGGTATCTTGGAGGAACAACGACCGGCAGGGACGAGACCGGGGTATATTATCACGGAGATAACGTAATGCAGGCGTCATTAATTAATTAAAAGGAGGCTAAGGAATGAGCCAAAAATTAGACATGATTTTTTTGTTTCCAGGAAATGCTTCGAGCGGAAGGCAGTGGATTGGCGCCCATACGGCCATGTGTAATCTCATGGCTCAAGGGAAAACGGTAGGAATGATGTCTTGTTCGGGTGCAAATATTTATGCGGTTCGTAACCGTTGCCTGTCCACTAAGTTAAGCGAGAAGGGTCAAAATCCCCTTGATGGTGTTGACTATGATCGTTTGGTTTGGGCAGATTCGGATATCCACTTTGATGCCGATCAGGTGAATCGGCTCATTTCCTTCGACGTCGAGATAGTGGCCGGCTGGTATCATAAGGGATCAGGGGAAGAAATTTCTTGTGGCTATCGGGACATGGAACATTTTAAGGAAGAGGATAAGGCTTTACTTCGACAGCCCCTTAAAACTTACCGAGTGAGACCCTTGACGGTCAAGAGTTTGGAGGAATCGGACGAGATTAAAGCCAACGGTTTGTTGGATGTTGACTATACTGGCCTGGGCCTGGTCGTGATGAAAAAGGGCGTCATGGAAACCCTTGAATATCCCTGGTTCATTTCCTGGGTTATTGAGTGGGAAGAGAAGGGCGTCCAAATGGCTGAGATCATAACCGACGACGACGGCCTTTGTATCCAGTTGCAGGATAAGGGGTATCAAGTGTTTATCGACCCCGGAACCTATGTTGGCCATGAAAAAATGGTAGTTTTATGATAGACCTAATCCCTATTTTAGCAAAAAAGGTTTATAACCATCGAAATCTTTTCCGATTGGCATTATCAAAGGCCGTCCCTCCATTTATTGTAATGACCGACGCTAAGGCCAATAAGGTCATAAAGTCTATGGAAAAGGGTGAAATGACGGGCTGGCTGGTGTATGATGAAGAGAAGGTTCTTCTGGCAGTGGCCATCACAAAAATAGTAGAGGATCAAGACCTTGGAACAAAAGACCTCTTACTCTATTGCGTCTATGCCTTAGAAAAACTTACCCTTCAAACATGGGACGAGGCCTTTAAACAGATGTCAGAGTATGGGTTGAAACTCAAATGTACGGCCATGACGGCTTACACCAGGATCGATAAAGTTAAACAAATGGCCGAGAGGATGGGCGGCAATACGGAGATGGTTTATTGCAACATTCCCTTAAAGAGGTAGTGATATGTTGATCAAGATAATTTTAGCCTGTTTTTTCGGTTGCCTGTATTGGAAGCAAAGGTCATTTCCATTATTAATGGAGTTTAGTGGAGGATCAAGCGGCGGTGTTTCCGAAACGGCCGATCAGGTCGAACAGGCCAAGATAAATCAGCAACTTTGGGACTACTATCAGAATAGTTATCGGCCCCTTATTGAGAAATGGTCCCAAAAGGTGACTGATCCTAATGTCCAAAAAGAAGAATTTAATAAGGCCCAGGGCCAGGTGAACGCCGAGGTTATGAAGAACGTCGATCCATCCAGGGCAACGGCTAATCCGGTTCAAAACACTAAAGCCTTAAACGAACTGGCGACCATTGGGACGGGGGCTGAGGTTCAAGCTCAAGGTGGTGTAAGGTCTAAGCAAATTAAGGATACTCAGAATGTCATTAATATAGGACGGGGGCAGGCCACGGAAGCCGCTGCCGGGATCGGGGATATTGCCAGCCAGTCACTTTCGGCAGAAATAGCCGATGTTGAACTTCAACAACAAAAAGATGCCTCTATTGAAAACGCTTACGGATCAATGGCCGGGGCCGTTGGAGCAGGTCTTTTAAAGTACGGCAAAAAAGCATTTGGCACAAATGACCAGACGAACCCGAATCAGATTAATGCTGTGGATCTTACTGGTGGTTTATATTAATTAACCTTTTAACTAATCGGGGGTTGTATGCCGTATATCAACATAGCAGGTACTCAGGTTTGGTTTGGGCCTGATCCTGAACCTACGGGGTCAGGTGGAGGCTCCACTTTTCAGGGGCCTGGATACTATGACGAGAACGGGAATCTTGTTCCGCCTGATAAACAAAGCGGAACCGAAGCCGCCGATATCACAGCCGGACTTCTCCGCTCTCAATTTGAAGATTGGCAAAAACTTTTTATGCCCATTGAACTTAACGCCATGCAACAGCTTTCATTTAATAACCCCGCAGTCCTCACCGATGCCGTTGACCAGGCCAGGGGCGCCGCTATGCAACGATCTGATACTATGGGCGGGAACGTGCAGGAGGTTACACAAGACCCAAATAGCCTTCATGGTGTTTTGGGAAGAAGCGAGCGAGCCTTGGGGGTTGCCCCCACGGCAGAGCAAAGCCAGGTCGCAAACCGTCTCCAAATGTTAAATAGATCAACCAATGTGGCCGGGGCGGAGAACTTGGCAAGGGCGAATGTCAGGACGCAAGACGAAATGATTTTACTTGGAACAGCGCCAAATCCCAATGTAGCAAAAACCTTATAGTAAATGAGGTATTAAAATGAGCGGACTTATATCGACCGGCCTTGATTATCAGAAAAACGCCCTTTCCGGATTTATCCGGGAATCTGAATTGGAAGAGAAGCGAAGAGAAGCCAACGAGCAGTTAAAGGCCCAGCGAGATGTTCAGCAAACCCAAGAGATCACAACCGGGGCAAGTACGGCGCTTTCGTTGCTCATGTTCGCGGCCATGTTTACGGGTTAAGAGGTAATAATTATGTCACTTTTTCGATCTACACTAAGTAATCCTGTCAGTTCAGCCGTGGATGCCTTTAGTAAAATGACCGATACCCTGAACCGGGCGGAAGATGCACCCATTAAAAGGCGTCTCATGGAAGAAGAGGTCAGGGACAGGGAAGCTCAACGAAAAAGGGCAGAAGGAGATCAGAAATGGCAAGATGAAGAGAGGGATAGGCAACGGCATCACTGGAACCAAGAAGACGAGATGCTTATGCAATGGAAGAGAATAACCGGCGAGCTTAATCCGGCCATTGAAAAAAGTCAGGCGGCTATCAAGGAAGGTAAAGAACCAAACTTTACTCAGACCGACACCGAAGTAATTAGTGATGCTATGGCGGCAAGCCCACATATTAAGCACGACGATGTTGACATTAAGGTTCGTGCACTGGAGCAAATACAAAGCGGTTCAGCCAAACTAATTCCAATGCTTATACAAAAGGACAAATCCGTCATAACCAGAGATCAACTCCCAGAATATTTTGATTCTTGGGACAAGTATCTTGGAGACGCAATCAACACAGGAGGGGATGCCTTTGGGAATACCGTGGAGCAACACGGAACCAAGAAAAGGGTTTCAAAGATTTATTTTGATAAAAACACGATGCAAATGACGGCCGAACTTGAGGTCACAAGTCCAGTCCGAGACGGTCAGGTTATGGACCACATTGGGGATAAGAACCCTAAATATACAGTTAATTCTGAGGCTGTCGGTATGGTTGAGCCGGGGAATATCGACCTGTCCCAAAGGAAAGTCAGGGGCAACGAAGACGGATCGATCAGTACGGTAAGATCAAAGTCCTTTAATATTGACGGCAAAGAGGTACTTCTTCCGACCATTAGCGACACCGGGAAGCTCCTTACCGACAAAGAAGCGGTTGCCGAATATAAGAAAACCGGGAAGCACCTGGGGAAATTTGATTCTCCGGAACATGCCGACCTTTACGCCGAACAACTTCATTCAGATCCGATATGGAATGAGGATAAGAAAAAGTATTCTGCGGTCGGGAAGAAAGAAAGAGTATATTCTGCACCCATGACTTTTGACCAGGGGACCAACCCTAATGCTCCAGTTGTTCAGATGGATGCTCGATTTCTTGGCAAGAAAGTGGAGGCAGATCATACCCTCGGTGTTGCTTTCCAGCAATTAAAGGCTCAAATTGCAGCTACGCAAGGACCGGCAGGAATGGAAAGATTTATGAAAGATATGGAGACAAGGCAAAGAAACGCCGAACTAAACCGGGCCGTGTCTCAGACCCTAAAGGCTATGGACCCTAAAAAGTCTGTCAACGAGCAGAGAAGTCAGTTTATTTCCGAGGTCACAAGGCGGGCTCCGGAAGCAGACCCCGAAACCGTGCGTAAATATGCCAGCGAATTTATATCCGAAAAGCAACCCAGGGCTTATCAGAAAGCCGACTTAGCACTTATGGCGGCTGGTGGAGACGAAACAGCAAAAAGGGCACTTGGTTTATTAAAAGACGAGGACAAGGACACTGAAGCCACGCTTGCCCTTAAGGCTGCAAGGGGTGATAAAGAAGCAAAGCAGGCTCTTGGCTTTATTGCGGAGACAAAGAGGGAAAGTAAAATAGTAACCGACCCGACCGCTGTTGTGACCGACAAGGATGGAAATATCGTTATTGTAGATAAACGAACTGGCGCCACAAAGAAAGCTGTAGATTCAAGTGGAGCGCCGGTAAAGAAAGGCGGAACGGCCAAACTCAACACGACCCAAAAACAGCAGATTGGCCTTCTTAAGGGTGAAATCAAAAAGGATATTGATAAAGCGACCGAAGACGACGAAAAGGAAATGCTCGAAAAAGAGCTTACTGATGCAACCAAGTATATTGAAGACCATCCTGAAGCGACCGCCGGAAAGGCGAGGAAAGAGGTCAGCACCACCCCACATGGAGAAGAAAAGATTGCTCACGATAAGGCAGTAAGGAGTATGGTTCGGATGCTTACCGGAAAAAACTCTAAGACCGCTACTAAAGTGGATTACGAGGAAAAAACCCCCGAATGGGTTGTCTCAGACTTCAGGGCAAAGGGACATACGGACGAGGCTATTATAAAATTAGGCAAAGAAGCAGGCTTTGACCTGACCGATACCATTAAAAAGAACCCCAAAAAGGGGACAAATGAGGACACCAAAAAAACGGCCCCAAGACAACTCTCTGATAATGTAAGAAAAACAGAGGGAAAGACCCTAAAACCTCTCGACCTTCCAACAGCTACGGAATATGCACGAAAGGCTGGATGGAACGGTAAGGGCAGGCCGACGCAGGCACAGAAAGACAAAGCGGCTAAAATGGCAAAAGAAGATGGATATGAGGTTAAATAAGTGTCTGTTTTTGACCAAATAGCGGAAGAATATCCAAAGGCGAAGCCGTCCAGGCCGTCGGTATGGGACGAGATTACCGAGGAAACGACCGCCAAGGAGACCCAGCCACCCGCCTTCAGGGCCATGACCGAAAGCAAGCTCTATGACGATACAGCGAGACCCTTGTCTGAAGATGTCGTCAAACAGGCCCGGAAGCCTTTCGAGACCCTTCAAAGGATGGGCCAGGGTAAGACGCCAAAGACCCCGCAGGAAGCTCAGGAGATGCTTTGGGCGCCACAGCGGGCACTTGGCACGACCGAAATGTTGAATCAGGCTCCGGTTACTCAGCCCGAACCGGGTCCCTTAACCAAAGCCCGTAGTAAAATAAGCTTTTCAAATATAGGGAAAATAGTCCCCTATACGGCTATCCAGGGGTTAAGGGGCATAACCTCGATCCTTGACCCAATTCTCGGACCACTGGGAACCACAAAGGTTTTAGAGGATGCCGCTCAATATTGGAAGCCGGACCTTGGGACAATACCTAATGTCGGTGTGGGTTTTGACGAAAAAGGGAAACTTGGTATTCAAAAGTCTCAGGCAGACGTAGCCGACATTTTAGGTGCAACGGCTTCAGGGGTTGGAGCAGTAGCCGGACCGGTTAGGGCCACCCTGACGGCCGGAGAACTGATAACCAATCTTCCAGCCATAGAAAAAGCGGCCAGACCTTTTTATCGAAATATCTTAAGGGGGATGATTGGAGGCGCCCTTCTTGGAGAAGGAAAACTCCAAGACAGTCTTTCTAATGCCGCCCTTTTTGGGATGTTTGAAACGGCTGCCTATGCTCCCAAAATACCTCAAGCAATAAGAAATAGTGCGGCCTGGAGGTCGGCAACAGTAAAAGAGCGTGGCCTTGCCCTGCAATCCCTTGAAGATGTCATTAAGGCAAGGCCAGACATGACCGAGGCGGAAATATTAAGAACATGGAACAATCCGACCTGGATGCAAGAGGCCATAGGTAAAAGAATAAAAGGAGAGGTTGGCCCTGAAACAAGACCGGAAGCTCCTTCCGCCGAAACGAAGCCAACCGTTTTTGATGAAATCTCCAAAGAATTTGAGCCGAAGGAAGCCGAATTAAGAGAAGCAGAGGAACGATTTAAAAGGGGTATGGCTGGACCCGAAGAGGCAGAATTAGTAGAGGCAGAAGATAAATTTAAGGAATCTTTTAAAGGCCCGGAAGCTCCTCCCCCGTCCGAACCTCCCCTCACCCCAGCTATCGAAGCCGACGGTAAGACCTTCACCGGGGAGCCGGGAGAGACCCACCTTGACGTTTTAAAGGCCAATAAACTTGAATCCGGGGAACGAATCTTTATCGATCCCCAGGGCAACAAGCTCACCAGGGAAGAAGCAAAGCAGTATATAAAGACTAACCACAGCGACCTCTATGATGCCTGGGTTAAGCAGAATCCAGAAGGGGAATTTGGAGAAGTCCATACCGAAGATTTAAACAAAGCAATAGAAAGTGAGGCCAAAGATGCCGCTAAAACAGGGGAAAAGCAAACAAGTGTTGAGCGACAACGTGAGGGAACTGGTCCAGAACTACAAGGACACCGGGGCGATAGGGACATCACACCCGGCGAACCTCCAAAAGGCGGTGGCCCAAGCGTCAGCGATAGCCTACCGAAAAAAGAGGGAGTCGGGAAAGAAGAAGAAAAAGCGGTAAAAGAACCCTGGCAAATGACTTTGGATGAATATTCGGCAAGTGGAGGGAATAGGGGTGTTGGTAAAAAAGAGGGTACACCTAAAGAAACCGGCTATTTATCTGACGAAGAAGCCAAAAAGAACAAAATTGATAATAATGTCGATGGGCATAAATACTTAATCAAGCAAGCCCTCTCCGAAGGCAAACCCGTCCCTCCCGAAGTCCTGGCCGAGTATCCTGATTTAAAAGCCCCACAATCGCCGATCTCCGGGAAGAAGATAGATACCCAATCCAGGGGAATATTAGCAGAAAGGTTAGCAAAAAAAAGAACCAGAAAATGGACAACAGACTATGGCAAAACTTGGCATGAAGAAGCTAAGGTTGGTGACGAAATAGACCTCGATAATTTTGGTTTAGAGGTCATTACTATAGAAACGGCAGAGGTAGCAAAAAATCTACCAGAAGAAGAAACTAAACTTATTATAACAGACATAATGTCCAATGGGAAAAGTGTAACTTTAGAGCGAGTTCCAAAAGCCCCCACAAGCCCCGATCTCTCCGGGAAGGTAGAACCACCCGCACCCAAGGGAGAAGTCGGGGGAGAGGCGGGGAAGGTTGAGCCTACTGCCCCAAAAGAGGTCGTACCAGAACCAAAACCGGCCAAAGAGCCACCTAAACCTTTAAAAAATATATCTCTTGGCAAGGAAGTCGATGTCTCCACTCCCCGGACGCCAAAGGTCCCGGTTCAATATGCCGTGACCGACATTAACGACCTTATCACTTCCCATGATAATGCCCTGAATATCAACCCGGCTTATCCCCAAGAGCTTCAGCCTCGCAATCGTACCCGGTTGGCCTCGGAAGAACAGATCGGAAAGATCGTCAATAAGGTCAATCCGGAGCTCCTGGGAGAAAATCCCATGGCCCAATATGGTGCGCCGATTATATCCGATACCGGAATAGTTCTTTCCGGCAACGCCAGGGCCATAGCCTTGAGGCGTATTTTTAAGGAGAAGCAGGATCAGGCCAAGACATACAGGGAATGGCTGAAATCCAACGCCGAGAAATTCGGGATAGACCCAAAAGACATCACCGACAACTCAGTGCTTACTCGGGTCAACCGCTCCGACATGGACCTGTCCAAACTGACACAGGAATCCAACGAGGAAGCGATTGCCACCATGAGCCCGTCCGAGCAGGCCATGACGGACGCCAAAAAAATAACTCCGTCCCTTATGGACGTATTCGCTCCCAATGACGAAGGAAACCTTCTCGTTGCTCCTAACCGTGAATTTGTCCGTGGATTTTTAAGGGACGTGGCCGGGCCGAATGAAATCAATGCCCTCACGACCAAAGAGGGGGAATTGTCACAGGCCGGAGTCAATAGAATCCGTAACGCCCTTTTCGCTAAGGTCTATGAGGACGTGGCCACCCTCGAAAAGCTGGCCGAAAGCACAGACAACAACGTCCGGAATATCACCAACGGCATGATCGCCTCTGTCCCCAAAATGGCCAAAATGAAGCAGGGAATCGAAGACGATCGCTATTACCCGGTGGATATCTCCGGCGACATCACTAAGGCCATGCAAAAACTGGCCGATATTCGAAATCAGGGGATCACCTATCAAGACTATTTGAATCAACTTGATATGTTCGACAATATGGGCGAGGACGCCAAGCAGGTTCTTGATGTTTTTGACCGCTATGCCCGAAGCCCTAAAAAGATAGCCGAATTTTTAAATACCTATGCCGACATAGTGATGAAGTCCCCAAAGCCGGATAAAAATCAGATTGATTTATTTACTGATTTGGGAGAAAATATAATTCCAAATAAGGCGTCCGTACTGGATGCTGCCGAAACAAGGATGGAGGAGCTTTATGGAACCCCAAAAGAAACCGCCCAGGCGACTCTCTTCCCGGAGGAGCCGACCAGCGGTGGTCCAACGACTCCTGGAAAACTACAAAAAGGATTTACCCCAAAACCAACCTGGGACGAACCTCACCCCAAGCCAGGGTGGGGACCTCTTGTCAAAGAAGAACAAGTCAGATATGGCGCAATAGAAAAAGAGTATCCCGGCCTCCTTGAAGAAATTAGTTTGCATTTCAAAGAAGACCTTGGTATAAAGGGCCATGACCTTAAAGACGCCATTGCATCCTTTGAAAGTATTGGAAGCCAACTCTCCTTTGAGTTATCCGGAAGTGCCGGAAAGGTTTCTCCTGAAGCCAAAGCCGGCGCAAGAGCTTATCAAGTTGTCGGACACGGATTCGCAGAAGACCTTATTCAAAACGGATCAGCAGACTACCGTGGAAGAGTAATAGAAAAACCGTCCGACCTCGCACAACTCGCCCAAGTTTTCAGAAATCCAAAGTTTGAGACACTCCGAATATTCTACACCAAAGGCAACAAAATAGTCGGCCACGAAGGCTTTACCTCTAAGGTTCCCGGATACGTCAGTCTTGTCCCCGGAAAAGACGCCACACAAATGACCAAGAGAATTCTACCGGAGATCAAAGTCAAAATGGAACGCCTCGGGGCCGATGGATTTTGGACCGTCCATAATCATCCGAGCGGAAGTGTCAAGCCCTCCGCCGAAGATACCAATATCCATCAATTCTTAGATGAAAAGCTTGGACTTAAACTTAAGGGCGGAATTATTATTAATGGCGGGAAATATGGCCTTCTGAAACGGGAGACAAGGGAAACAAGGGGTGTTGACCGCGAGAGGCATTTTTTTATTGACGCTACCGAACACGAATTACCGGGCGCCGGACCAGATAAATTATTAAAACCCTCCATCGATCATCCCCTAATCGGGATGCAGATTTTTGATCCATCTGGCCTTGCTACCCTATCGTCAAAACTAAAGACCGAAAAGGGCATGGTTACTGCCATATATCTTTCTGGTCAAAATACCGTAAGGGGTATTCAGGAGGTACCGCTTGGGTTGTTTAAAAACTATAAGGGAATGGTCGATTATTTCCGGGGAAGGATAAGGGATTTTGGATCAAGTAATGTTGTGCCGGTATTTGCCGCAGGAGAATTCATACCAAAGCTTGTCCAGAACACCGTAAAGCAAGGTATTCTTAATGGCCACATTCTTGATGCCGGGCAGATAGGAGAACCCAAAAGCGCCCGCCAAGCAGACCCCACCATACTCAACGCCCCGGTTGCAGGATTTTTTGCCAAGGAGGCCGTTAAGTCGTTTAGGGTGGCAGAGCCCATCGACATTGAAACCTCAAAAAAAATAGATACTCCCATTAATATTTCAAAGAATCCCGAATTCCTTGAAGCCGTTAAAAATACTCCAGGGGCAAAGATAACAGACGAAGGTCTAATTGTTGACGTTTCAAGATTTCAAAAACAAATTCAAGAAGGGGAGCAATCTTTAAGAACCGGCGTTTTTTATCTTCCCCAAAAAGACAGTCCACAACGGTCCTATTATACGAGGCCAAGTAATCAGTATGGCGGGAAGCAAAAGATAGAAGGGCAGACCCTATTAAAAAATCCATTGGTCGTCAAGGCGGCAACGGGCGGGAGAGGTCCCCAGATAGCCTACGATGAAGTTTTGGGCAAGGGGGCTTATGAAAAAATGAGGTCTGATGTTCTTAAAAGGGCGACCGGGGGATGGAATAAAAGGGCAACGATTGACGACATCGAGAACGTACTTTCCGATTTTGGCGGGGATCCGAATCTTGCCCATGAAATTAAAGAATATAGCAGGGAGGGGAACCTACTGGCCTACGCTATTCAGGAAAATATCGTTGCGAATACGGTAAGGGATTTCGGACACGATTCAATTCTTTCCTACTATAAACGTAAGGGCGAATGGGTTTTATCTGAGTTGTTTGATTTAAGAGAAGACGCCTATCCTACGGCAGAAGGAGACTTTTCAATTCATCCCGATTTCAGGGTAGCAGAGGTCTCCGAGCTTTACCATGGATCACCGCACCGCTTTGATCGCTTCAGTACAGAAAAAATTGGAACCGGTGCCCTCAAATCCAAGCTCACCGACGAATCAGGGTCAATCAATATTGACATGCTGACGCCTGGGTATGTATCTGCCAAGGGGGCTGTCCTGAGCGCCAAGAACGCCGTTCAATCCCTGGCCCTGCCTACGGCCAAAAGCCCGGCACACTTGAGGGCCGCCGAGGTTCTGGGGTCTAAGCTCGGGTCAATGAACAGATCCCTGGAAACGTCGGCAAGGGCTTTAAAGAAATATCATAAGATGTTTACCAAGATGGGGGCATATAACCCAAATGTTCCCTTGGAAGAAAGCCCTGGGATGAAAGTCGCCTCTGATATATCAATGGGGCGCAGGGTTGATCCGGTAATGGCGGACTATGAGACCACAAGGCAGAGAGAGTTCGATAAAAGAATAGATTGGTTAGAAAAAGCCGGGGCTCCCATGCAAAAAGTAAGAGAGCATTATTTTGAAGGCATGTGGACGGAGGAATCACGAAAAGCCTTTAATCAAGCCGTGGCCGAAATAGTCCCTACCATGGAAGGGAAACCGCCTTCTCTTGAAGATTGGGAAGACGATCAAAAGGCCGCCGTAAAGCAAAGAGTTCAGGAAATATTAAAGGAGGGCGGCAAAGGATCAAATAAAAGCGCTTTATCTTACCTTACAAAAAGACCCCTTAAAGGGAAAGAATCTTTCCGTAAGGGGAAAAAGATTGACGACATTATGACCGGAATTGAATTCGGCCTTATTCCAATATCTCGTAACCCCGTTGACCTCGATATGCTGAAGTTGACCGAAATGGACCGCTCAATCATGGCAAACCGGGCCTTGAGGGAATGGGAGAAGTCCGGAGATGTTGGCGAGATCGCCGCCGATAAACTCTTCAATCTTCCCGAAGGATGGGAAAAGCTTAATGATAAGTATGGAACGATATGGGGCGGGAAGTCCGTTCCTGTTTGGAAGATGTTGCAAGAACTGGCCAAGACCGGGAAGCAAGACCTTTATTTTGCCGGATTTGGTAAAGAAATGATGCCATCTGCCCTTGATGTGGCCATGGGCGCCGACGATACCATGAAAGAAGAGGCCAACGGTCTTACCTGGGTCAACGAGAAAACAGGAAAAGAGTACAACATCCACGCCATGAAGCGGGGTACCGGTAAGTCTTACAGCCAACTGGTTCTTGAAAAGCTCCTTAAAGACCACGAAGCCTTTGAAGCCCAGGCTCCGACCATTTACGAGAAACTCCAACAGATCGCCGGTAATAGCCAAAAGATGAACGATATCCTGGGAACTCCTACCTTTCAGAACCTTCAACAAAAGCTCCCCGTGGGGGGCCTGGTGATCAGGGGATACCGGGTTGCCAAGAAGCCGGTCGCCGAAATAGTCAACAATTACCTATCCTCCAGCCTTTACAATAATGAGGTTTTCGGTCCTGCATATAGAGCCTGGATGCTGGCCGCCAATAAGATCAATCAGTTTCAGCTTTCCATGGGGAGTGCTTTCCATGCCGGATTTACGACCGCCGAGGTTCAGATATCGGCCAATGCAGAGATTATCAATGATGTTTATGGGCTTCTGAGAGGGAATAGAACCGCAAAAGATTTAGCCAATACCATAGGGAAAGCCACGATCGCCACAGGAAGAACCGCCTGGATGGGTGGGCAGATTGTCGATGAATTCAGAAACCCGGAAGCTATCGAGGTCCCGACAAATGTTCCGGTTGGTATGTTACCGCAAGACAGGGATCACCGGATCGCTATGATCGCCAAGGCCGCCGAATTAGCTGGAGGCGGATTTACCATGGAAAAGGGCCTTTGGACACAAACGACCGAGAAGATGGTTCAAAATTGGTATGGCGGGGAAAAAGTCAAAGCTGCCCTGCGGTCTCCCTTTGCCCTTCCTGAGATGTCGGCTTATCCCATTATGACCTGGCTGGTCCCGAAACAAAAGGCCGGTGTCTTTGGGAATATGGTTGGCCGGACTATCGAGATGAACCCCGATAAAACCATGGAGGAGTTAACCCCTCAATTCAGGCAGAAATGGAATCGCATAGACGCAAGGCTGGGGCAAGTTCGTTATGGTCGGCTATTCCTAAAAAATTGGGTCAAGGAATTTGCTCAAGGCGTTATCAGGGCTCCGGGCTGGACTGGCGGAACGATAGCCGAAACCATTGTTGGAGCGCCAGTGGATACTGTTAAATTCTTTGCGGAATGGGTCAAGACAGGGAAACTCCCCCCAAATATTCCTGACCGGGTGTCCTATACTATGTCACTTTTAATAACGGTCACTTTACTAAATGGTCTTTTGACCTATCTATTCACTGGGGAAAGGCCTTCGGGTATGGATTATTGGGCCTTCCGGGACGGCGGACAGGACAAATACGGCAAGCCGACCAGGCTGTTACTCCCTACCTACGTTAAAGACCTTTTCGCTTTTTATCAGGACTTTGGCCATGTGGTGCTGGCTAAGACCCATCCCCTTGTCTCCCTGTCCTGGGATATGGCTAAGTTTTTAACCAATAAACCGGTCGTTGATTATTACGGTGTAGAAAGGGTCAATCCGGAAGACCCTTTTATAAAGAGAACCCTTGATATGGGTAAGCATACCGCCAGTATATTCATCCCGTTTTATATGAGGGGAATGGCTAAGACCAGCGAAGAAGAGGGCGGATTTTTTGAAACCCTTAAAGAATCCCCGGAAAAGATTATCGCTCCTGAATTTGGAATCATGCCAGCCACGTCGGCCTATACGTCGAGCGGGCTCGAAAAATATGTCCAGAGGTTAAAGCAAAAGCACCCCTACACGACCACGCCGGAGAAGAAAGAAAAGAGCGACCTGATGCACGGCCTCGAATCCGGTCTTCGGAGAGACAAGGACGACGCCAAGGATAAGCTCGGGGACGCTGTATTAGATGAGCAAATAACCGCGAAGGATAAAAAGTTAATCGAAAAGCGGGCCAAGATGGACCCCCTTATCAGGGCGATAAGTACCTCACGAATGACCTGGAAAGAAATGGCGGTGGGAATTGATAAGTACGCCACCAAAGAAGAAAAGGAAATGTTGAAGCCGATTTTTACTAAGAAGTATGAAGATGCTAAAAAGGAAAATGGCGGGAAAATGTCAGAGGAAGACAAAGATTTATATTATGAGGTTAAGGATCATATGTAAGGAGAGGATATGCGACACAGCCCGGAGAATTTAAAAGAAGGATACCATCTTTTTATTGGTCTGGCAAATCCCGATGAGGGATACGATAAGGCCGCTTGCCAGGTAGAAGATCAGATTAATGCCGCCTCAGAATTTTTTGATATTGATCTTAAGGGCTTTCAACTTAAAGATGAAGGCCCGAGGGAAATCGGCTTTATTGTTGCACAGGCGGCATGGCTGACGAGAAAAAAATGATCAATCTGTCTAAATTAAAGGCAAGGGTTTATGGATACGGTATTTTTTCCGTATTCCTATCTCAATCCCTTGGCCCATTAAATGACGGATTTGGAGAGGTCGAGCTCTTTGTTCCTTGGATGGACCCGTTCCCTACTCCTGAAAAGCGGTGGGTAGGTCGGAATATCCCCGGGATAAAACGGATATGGGATTTTTGGGAAGATCTCGATTCGGTTGACTCTTTCTTTTTCTTTGATGTCGGTGATGCCGATATTCAGCAAGAACTTCTTCGTCAGGGTCGGGCGGTCTTCGGTACAGGAACCGGAAAACGTGATAAGCAGGGCGATACAGCGGCGGAGATTGAAATAGACCGGGTAAAGTTTAAGAAGACCCTTATCAAGCAGGGCTTGGCCGTTCCGAAGTGGAAAGTTTTAACCGGGATAGACGAATTGATCCAAAAAGCCAAGAAGGACCCCGGCTTTTGGGTTAAGCCGAACGTCGGGGAGAGGGGAATATTTGAGACTTTCTTTATTGAAAATTATGAAAGCTCCAAAAGTAAGATTGATCAGATTGCCCATGATCTCGGAGTAAGCCGGGACGTATGCGAATTTATGACCGAAAGGTCAATACCGGGTTGCGAACCGGGATCAGATCACTTTATCTGCCGTGGAGTGCCCTTCGATGTCGGGCTTTACGGATGGGAAAACAAAGGGGATTCCTATCTTTGCCGAGTGATGAATATGGCCGATATGCCTCCCGCGGTTAAACGGGTCAACGATGCCATGGCCCCGGTCTGGAAGCAATACGAATTTAGTGCGGCCATATCAACCGAAATCAGGGTAGGAAAAGATAAGCTCCCCTATTTTGAAGATGGATGCCTCCGGATGGGCAATCCGCCTGCGGCCAGTATATCGGAGATTTATAAGAATTTCCCTCAAATATGCCATGGGCTTGCTCGCGGTGAGGCCGTTAAACCAGAATTCAGGGCCAAATATGCCGCCGAAATAAGCATCGATGCCACAGGGGCAGAAGATGAACCTGTGCCCTTTGAATTAGAAAAAGACGAATGGCGACGGATCAAGATAAGAACGGCTTGCCGGGTCAATGGTCAATACTGGCACATTCCTTTTAAGAAGAACGGGTCGGTTATAGCCAAGGCCGTCGGTCTTGGAAAGACGAAGGACGAGGCCCAGGACAACGCCCTTGAAGCGGCTGAGAATTTCAAGTGCCGTGGAAAAAGTTATAACAAAAATGCCTTCTCTGCCCTTGAAAAAGATTTTGAAGAAGGCGAAAAATACGGAGTTTTTAAACCATAGGGGGTTAAGATGAAAAGATTATTACTTTTAATTTTTTGTTTATTGACGGTCTTGGCCTTTTCTGATCAGACCATGGCCCTTGACTACACGATACCAAGTGGAACAAAAGCGGCAGCAGCGGCAATCATTGCCAAGGCCGGATTCTTTCATGGGATAATCATTACAACCGACGGGACAAATTCGGTAACTCTGGATATTTATGACAACGCTTCGGCGGCCACAGGGACCAAGCTGATCCCTACCCTTGTTATCCCGAGTTCTTCGTCAAACCGATCCCTGGTTATCGTTTTTCCTAATCCGATTCAGGTTCAAAATGGAATTTACGTCAATTCCTCGGTGGCTGGGGGCGGGGCTTATGCCTATATGGCGTATTATTCCTTTTAAGAGAAAGAGACCATGAAGAAGATACTGCTTATTATTCTTTTGATTTTCATGTCCTTATCCGGTCAGGCCATGGCCGCCACGGTCAATCAATTAATGCCGATCACGGTACAATCCACTGGTGGGACGGCATTGATAGGCATATCCAGGCCTCAATGGACGGATGCGGTTGTCCTGGTGGCCGGTGTCGCACGGACCTATACGATCCCCTCCGGGGCCACGCTGATCCTTTTCTCTGCCTCAATGGGGATGGATTTCTATGTCAATTATACGACCACGGCAACGATCCCCGGGGCTTCGACGAGTAACGGGACATCAAACGAATTAAACCCAACGCTTAGAACTTTAGGTGGTGCAGCCTCAATCAGCCTGATTTCGCCCACGTCCGGTGTTGTAACCGTTTCTCTTTATAAATGAGGGATTTTTATGATTAAAAATATTACCACAGTAATTATAAGTGTCCTGATCTTCTTGACCTATTCCCTGGCCTTTGGTCAAGCCTATAATCAAAGGAGCGGGGGTGTTCCATTGCCCCAGACTTGCTCTAACGGCCAAGTGGCTATTTGGAATTCGACGACCCGTGCCTGGGATACCTGCTTTTCGGCACAAGCCTCTGGTTCGTATCAATCTCCAC